ACGACCGCTTACTGAAGTTCAAGATATGATGTTGAAAGACTTAAATGAGACTTTCGATAAGTACTCTGTTCGTCCAAGAGTAGACTCTGGATTGGGGTACTTTGTGGATGGTGCTCGTACAGATAAAGAGAATTTTGAAGTGGGCAGGAAACACGGTTTGCCTCAAGTAGTTGACGCAGATAATGTTCCTCACAATGTAACCATCGCCGATTATGATACGATCCTTAACGCGATCGAACTTCACGGTATTAGTCTATGGCAAACAAAGCAGACAAAACGTGGTGAAATTCTTGCACTACCTGATATTGCAGCTTGTGCTCTTTACGAGGCGACACCATACCAGGTTGACGAACCCGTGCTGGACCCGTTAACCGGAATACCAACGGGGGTTACTCAAACAGTAACGAAATATAAAAATAATGTTAAGGAATGGTAATGACCAAAGAAGAATTATTAAAGAATTTTACTGAAGATTTTAAAAACGTAAAAGGGGCTTTGAGTGAAGTTCTTGAACACAACAGGCAAATAGATGCTACGCTGGTCCAGGACCTTATGGAAGGGGATTTCGCTAAGCTTGAAGAGCACACAGAAATCAGTAAGCTGATAATGGACGGAGTTAAAGGGTTTAACGAGCTTTATAAAACTATACCCTCTACGCTGGAAAGTATCGAAAAGCTGTCAGGTGACGAGAACGGAAAGGGAAAGGTTTCCCTTCAAGATATGATGAAGGAATTAGAGGAAAACACTATAGACGAACAAGCTGAAGATTAACCCAGGCTTCCGAATACGCTATCAGAATCGCTAACAGGAACACCTTCGTTGTCCTGTTCGATTTTAGTATCCTCGAGCGCTTTAAAGTAGTCGTCGATACTTTCAAAACTCTCCTCATAATTATCAGATTCAGGCTGCGCGATAAAATCAACTTCAGGGCTATCTGTTACTTCCACGGGAACGTCTTTTTGGTCTGGATTGTATTCTAGGTTATCTTGCTGTCTATTATAATATACCCTAGTAGATAACATATAAACACTATCAGAATCTTTATATGTAAACAGATTGTTTACTCCTTCTACGTTATCAGACACGTCAGTAACCTCAAGAAGCGTCCCGTTCGGCAGCGCAACTAATGAGTTTATGATATCAGGGTCTTTGTTGAATCCTGTTTTACCTGGGTACAATGACTTCAGAGTATTGACTGAGACGTAGAAACTTACTGTCCTGTTATTAGTGGGGCCCCACATAGACCAAGTTAAATCGCCGCCCCATCCAGCAGTATCGTCGGGAAGAAGGTATACTTTTTTCGAATCTTTTTCGGCTAACCTTAAATGGGTGAAATCCTGCAGAATTTTATCCACATTCATCTTAGTAGTGAACAGATAATCGCATTCAACTCCATATATACTTATCATCTCATCAACCATTCTGGTCTTAAGCTCGTAGTCTGGATGCTGTGTTCTATTTAAATTAAATCCCATCAGTACCTCTTTATATCTCTATTGAGAGCCCCACGGGCTCTCTAAGAAACATTATGTAAGTTGGTTAGTAATTACAATTGTTTCAGTAACGCTGAGTTCACCATAAGTAGCAGTAGTTGTTACTGTACCGTCACCACCTGTTAGCCCAGACGCAGTAACAGTACCTGTTTGGTCGATAGTCGCACCTGTTGTACCCGCATCGATTGTATATACGATGCCTTCAGTGATGCTTCCACCTCCCCATGTAGTTACTGTAGCTGAAACATCAGATGTTCCACCGTCAACAGTAATGTCTAGTGCAGTACCAGTTGTTGCGATTGAAACCGGTGCATTCAACTTTGCGTTGGCGTGCGCTAGTTCATATGGATCTGGGTGCGCGATGTTGTACTCACCTTTTGTCTTATCCCATCCTGTAAGGGTTGTGTCCCCTGTTTCGTGAAGGGCTTTAACACTTGTTACTTGAGCGACGTTTCCTGACATGTTTTGTCCTTTTGATTGTATTTAATGTATTTATAAGAATTAAAATCTTACTTTTTACTGTCTCGAATTGCTTGGAGCTTTTCGCGTGCGTATCGAACGTCCGACGGGTTCTTTGGATCAAATCGAGAACCAGGGCCGAAACCAGGAAGATCTTTAATTGGGACCTCGTTCACTGGAACTTCCGGTTCTTCTTGTTTTTCGGTAACCTCGACAACTTCGGACTCCCCGAGCTCTTCGGTGGTAGTCCCATCAGTTTCTTCTTGTTCCTTTACCTCTGGTTCTTTTTTCGGTGATTTCTTTCTGGATTTTTTCGGTGACTTGGGCGCTTCAACGACCTCTTCAACGACCTCTTCAACGACCTCTACCGTTTCTGATAGGTCAACTTCGGTTATTTCGATAGACATATGTCTCCTTACTTTTTTATTATTTATCAGAAGAATTCATTATTGAATTTTCTAGCGGCATCAAACGAATCTTCTTCATCCCACGAGCTCATTCGATTTATCAGTGACTCCTTCGAGTTATCAACCTCACCGTTATCAAACGACCCGATATCTAAAACACTCATAAAGTCCGCCGTTTGAATGGCATCGGCTTCATCTATATGCTCAACCCTAATAGCCTCCAAGAACAGGTGCAGGTCATCGAATGCCTTGATATGCATAAACGGAGCCATTGCGATAGCAAGAGACATAACCATATCGTCGTGATATCCCTCCTCGGCAGCGTATTTCACACTAGTATTTTCCGATTTAATGAAGCTGAAGAATTCATCAATGGTACCCCTGTCGTTGACTATAAGCTTGCCTTCCTCTATGAAGATCTTCATCATATTAAGTATAAGAGGCCTAGTTTTTTTGGTGGTCCGGAAACCATAAAATCGTTTATATCCCTTATTCTGCTCGTCACGATCTCGATACATATTAGGATACTCATAAGAAAGATATAACATATCAGCAATACTTTGGCCAGCCCCTTCGTTATTTTCAATAACAATGAATGCCTCGTTATAATAAAGCCCAAGTGTTTCGAGATGCTCCGGCATAACTAGATAGTCAACATCCAACTGTGCCGCGGCGACCTGCTTGAAAGGAAACGCGGTTACATCGATAACCTGAACAGAGAACTTATCAATTCCGTCCTTAGCAGGGTCAACACCCAGAATATAACTATGTTTTTCCTTCACCTTTTCATAAATCTTTATGCCACTGAAGATACTATCCAGAGAAACTGGGGCTTTTGGTTCCATTAATTTCAACGCCTCTGTGCTAATCAAAGTGGCCGCAGAGCCAAGGAACGCGCACTCTTCCGTTTGCGCAAAATACTGGGCGCCGTACTTAGCGATAGTTTGCTTCTCGTAAACCTCAGGTGTAAGCAAGTTACCTTTTTTATCATAGTGAGGAACTTCTTTCCAGTCCGCCTCTACCAGGCGAGCACCAGACTTTGACTGGTATTCCCTGTAAATTACCGTATATGTTCCGTCTGGGTTCTTAATAACATCTTTAATATCGTTTATTGAGTCAAGATTGATCACTAGATCTCCTTCTCTTAACGTTTTGGAACGCGTCAAATAATTCTTCAGCAGTCAATTCGAAATCATGTCCAATGAAAACCGTCTCATCTTTTTCCATCTTAACCTCGGTAGGTGGCTCGAAATTCCGGTTTTTAGCCCCCTCGACCAAGTGGTAGAAGTGGTTCATACCATTGGCCGTCGACGTACTTATGACTTGCTTAAAAATCAATGAGTTCATGGTAGGCATAACAGAGTCGATGAATTCATCCCAGAGACTTTTCTTAATATAAGCTGCTTCATCGGTATAAATGATGTTACACGTATAACCACGAAATGAGTCTGAGGACGGGCTGTCCGTCATAATACGAGTCATATTTTCGTATTCAATCTCGGATTTATTCCATACCTCAATACCCGGCATCATCCAAATAGGCAATTCAGCAAAAATCTTTTTGATTTTATCCAAAACCTCTCTGGCAGTCTTTGGTTTATTCGCAACGATACCTATATTAATATTCATGGGATGGTAGATGCTCAACCAGAGTAAATATGTAGCGGCGGTAACGGTTTTACCACTTTGACGAGGATATAGAATAACGAGGTCTTCAAGGCTTAGGAGCTCATCTTCAAGGTGCTCTTGGTACTCACGCGGGTCTGGACGAGCTAGGCCTTTTTTGGTTGTAATCAGACAATAGTGGGTTCTGAAGTATTTGAAGTCTTCCCTGCACTTTTTATTCTCGATGTCGTGAATGATGTTCTCAGGAAGCTCAGTCTTGGCTTTTTTTAGCGTTCTGATACCATTGTAAGATACGCGACCACCGTACTTATCCATGTAGTAACCATTGCCATTTTTCGGGGGTTGCAACAACTTCTTAAGACCGTCGTGTTCGTCGTGGGTCCAATCCTTGGTCTTCGCAACGAACTTTATAAAATCTTGGGATTCATATAGTTCATCGGCGAATTCATCGATGGTGTCTTTATCAAGATGTTTGAGCTTAGTTAAAAGCTGTCTGTATTTTAGTTCTATATTCATATATTATTTATATGAATCAGGCAGTATTGGCAGGAAATTATGCGGAAATTATGCGGAAATTATGCGGAAATTATGCGGATTATACGAAGTATTCGGCGAAATCCTCTTCTGTTCCTACGATATCTTGAAGATGTATGCTGACAATATTGTAGGTAGGTTTTCCAGTCTTTTATGCCCGGCTCGATACAACCTTCAGGTATAACATCGAGATACTGGGTGTATTCATTGATTGATGAGGCAAGGACAATTCCGGAGTAAAGCCGGTTATCATCGTTGGTGTTTTTGTAGACGATTCTCATACAAAGTACTCCAGCATATCTTCGATGGTACCGACGCGAACAATTTGTATCCCGCGCATTTTCGCTTCATGTTCTTTCTTAGAAACTGCGCTGAACCCCTGGGCCAAAAATCGTTCCTCACGGACCCCAACAACAACCAAGTCGGTATCCGCAGTAACGCGTTTCTCTAATTGATGCCCGAATCTTTCGACTTCAGCTTCAAGTTCTTTGCGAGTTTCTTTCAATTTTCCTGTGAATACGATATTCATGATATCCCTTCGTTCTAGATATTATATTATATTATACTATATGTTGGCTGAAATAAATGTTAAATTTTCATAGTGTCGCCGGCTGGTTTTACCGCGGGCGAAGTGTAGACGCGAGTCAATTCCCCTGAACATTTTTCACAGTATTCAGTTCTTGAGGACTCAGCCATGGGCTTGTCCACTTCGACGACTTCGTCATGCATTTCGCATTCAACGTTCTCACACTTGTATAAGTATGTCATTTGGTTCCTTTTTTAATTATTTTACACCACAAACTCTGGGTGAAATTCTCTAGCATATTCGCAGACCTCTTCGCAGTCAGCAAGTAGTTCAGTTAAAGTGAACTCCTTTTCCATTACAGATATATTACCATCACTATTTTCTCCATGGAGAGTTATTGGCATATTCATAATGCGATGAGAGAACATTATCTGTAGTAGGCCTAGTTCGATGAATTGGGTCTCTTGCAAAGAAGTCTTTGCAAAGACCTCCAGATAATAATTCACACCGTCGGCTTTACTTCTCGTCCCTATAAATTTACAGTTACTCATGACTACACCACGAATTCTGGATAGTGCTTGTTCGCAAATTCGCGAACCTCGGCACATTCATTAATGAGGACGTTCAGGTTATACCTCTCCTCGCGACATTTGCGATAACCTTCATCATCAAAATAGAATAATGTCAGTTTTGTATTTGTGATATTATACCGGAAGCATAAATCCAGTTCCTCTATCGGAATAAAGCTAGTGGGTTTTAGCTCGGTGTGCTCAAACACCATCAAATGGATTGTCGTCCCATTTGTTTTTGAAAAACTTGAGTTATATTTTAATTCGACTTTACTCATTGTAACCTTTCTCCACTTTATATACTATATTATATAATACAGAAGCTGAAAAAATAGTAAAAGATATTAAAATACCGGAAAGTTATACAGAATACTGTGGTTCTGCTTCTTTAATTATCCGAAACAGTTCAATTGCTTCCATTAATTCTGCGCCGGAGAAGGACTTATCCTCCACCGTTATAATTGTGTCATTCCTCAATGATATTATTGGGTCATTTATGCTACTGGAAAAAATATCAGCATCATATATAGAGATGTTGCTGGCCGTCCCGGCTTGAATAGCTGGATTCTGTAACTGGGCATTATCTATTATAGTCATAGGTCCTCCCAGTCCTCGTCGCTCATGTCGTCTTCTAAGATTCCAATTGCATAATCCGTTACCTCTGTTTCCTGCGGCAATACTTCAGTTTTACCCGCGCCAAGCCAAGAGTTCATCCACGGCAGCGGGTTTGATGTGATATCGTCGAACATCTTAGGAAGGCCAATGGCTTTTGCCCGTTGATTCGTGATAAACTTCATGTACCTTGTTAGTATTTCAGTGTTTAACCCAATAATACTACCGTCTTTAAACAAGTGTTCTGCCCATTCGGTTTCATCGGCACATGCCTGTCTATACATTTCAATGACTTCGTCTTCGCATGCATCAACTACTTCAATGAAACCTTCACTTTCACTACGGCGAAGTGCGTTGATTATGAATTGTGTTCCTGCAAGGTGGACATTTTCATCACGAGCAATTAACTTAAGTTCTTTTGCATTACCTTCCATTTTCTTGTTCTCTGCGAACGCAAACGTACACGCGAAGCTAACGTAGAACCGGATACCCTCAAGAATATTCCAAGCAATAAGCGCCTTATAAATGGCACATTTAAAGTCGAACATCTGGTCTTCTGTCAACAGTCCCATGTCCCAGCGGTTAATCCAGGTGTTCAACTCCTCATAGTACTTGTTGGTGCCCTCCGTGTGTCTCTTAAGAATTTCGCCCTCAAGTATAGAGTCGAATATCTCCCCTGGGTTCGGGTAGACATTTCGTAAAATATGGCTGTACGTATCACTGTGGTTGGTTTCCTGGAACCCAAGGCGAGACAGGAAGTACTCAAGTTCTGGGATAGTTGAAATACGACCAAATAGGATAATGGGACTATGACCCTGCATACTATCCCAAGTAATTTGACGTTTCAAGTTCTCCGTGAAGATATGCTCCTCGTGCCTTTCAAGATTTTTGAAATCTGCTGCGTCTCCGTCGAGGTTTACCTCATTCGGCTTCCAGAAGTTTCCATCCATTTTTTGACCGAACGTATACAACGTTGGATATTTCATAATATCGTATCGCTGAACATTACGCCCTTTCCCTAGGAACATGGGCTCCTTAGAAATGTCAGGCTTGTACGAACTATCAAATAATTTCATCTTCTTCCTTTACGCTTCTTAGAATATTGACACGATTTTCTAAGAATTTTTTAAGTTTTTCTTCATTGCGTTCTGCGAGTTCATCCGCGTATCGCCATATCATGTCATCGGCAACAAGAAGACAATCGGATGACCCTGTGTCGGGGTCCCACGAAAGGGAAATACCGAGAGGATGCAGGACCTCTTTGTTGATTTTGTAGATAAGTCCCCAGTCAGATAAATCTTTATAATTAATTTTTTTCATTGATTTCCTTTACAAGATTATACGATTTATTTCTTAAAAGAGGCTGCGCTAAACTTCGCAGCCGCCACCTTCACAGACTTCTTTAGGTGCGCCGGAATCCTCACCCTCGAATGTACTGTAATAAATCGATTTCATACCCAACTTATGGGCATTTACGATTACCGAAATAATCTTTTTGATACTCATTTTACCATTTTCGCCGAGGTCCTTCTGTGCCCAATACATATTTGTACTGATACTTTGATCCACGTAAAGTTGGAATCTGGCAATCATTTCGTGGTACTTTATGTTGTCCAGCTCGAACGCTAATGTGTAATAACTTGAACCTTTACTGAAGTTAGGAACGATTTGTTTAACTGGTCCCGCCTTAGACGTTTTAGTAACTAGGAAATCTCTAGGCATGTCAATACCAGAAGTACTTCCTGAAACATCTGAGCTTGTTCCCGCCGGCGGTATGGCACTCAACGTGTTGTTACGTAAACCGTACTTTTTAATACTTGCCCGGAGCTCTTCCCAATCCTCTTTAGGAATAAAACGCCACTTGCCGTCATTTGGCAACCAACCGTCCGCGTATTTACTTCGGCCCCAGAACCAGTTGGCCGCACCGCGTTCTTTAGCAAGTTCGTTTGATGCTTTCAATAGGTAGAACTGGAGGTGTTCCATAAACTCTTCTGCAAGGTCAAGTGCCTCTACGGTATCATACCTAACTTTGTTCTTTGTGAGGTAGTGGGCCCAGTCGCTTACCCCAATACCCAGATATCTTGCATTAACCGTTGGATTCTCTGCCGCTGGCAATGGATACTCTTGTGCATCAATAAGATTATCAAGGCTACGGACCATTAAGTGTGCGGTTCTTTCGATATCCTTAACGTTCTTGATTCTGCCAGCATTAACATTGCTCAAAATACAGAGGGCAATCTCGCCATTAGGGTCGTACGTATGCTGTAGTGGTTTAACCGGTAGGAAGATTTCCGCACACAAGTTAGACATAACAAGTGCATCTTTCAAAGGGCCCCTATTTGCATTATCCAAGAATATGGGGTACAGACGACCCGTTTCGAAATATTCGGTGGCAAAAAGACGTAGAAGCTTACGTGCCTTGATGCGCTTTTTACGAATGCCTCTTTTATTTTCGAGTGCCTTGTAGGCTTCAACCCATGTATCGTAATCATTCAATGTCGTATAAAGTTCTCTGGTTTCCTCCGAGCTGAACAGGGTGACCTTTTCATCTTTACGGGCTCTATCAAAGAACAGCTTGTTAAAGCCGATACCGTAGTCTAATTTACGGACTGAGTTTTCTGCTGTACTCTTGTTCGACTTCAGCGTCATTACTTTTTCAATTTCCCAGTTCCAGAACGCATGGTAGCTTGTTGCACCGCCTCCCCTAGAACCTTGGCTAAATGCCTTAACAGCGCTTTCATGCCACCTAAGGATCGGGGTGATTCCTGTGTGAAGGACCGTACCATTACTGACGGGAGCACCGATACCCCGGATATGTCCATTATGAAGACCAATGCCTGCCCTAATTGTTGTCATGACAACCGCAGCACCATTGGCTGCATTAAGAGTCTTGGTACTATCACCCGTATCAATCAGACAACAGCTGCTGTAACCTTTGACAGGAGTGCGGACGCCAGACATAATAGGGCTGGGCAAGCTGATTTCAAATGAACTTAATCTGTTATAGTAGTCGATAATCAACTTTGCGCGGTCTTCTTCACTTTTGAAAAGAATCATGCTAACCAGCATAAATAGCTGTTGAGGGGTCTCAAGAAGGATACTCTTAACCTTATCTTTGACGATGTATTTGTCGATTACTGTACGTAACCCGCTGTACGTGAAGTCAAAGTCCCTGTTATGGTTAATCTTACCATCGTAGTAATCAACTTCTTCTTCCGTAAAGTATTCGTGAATATTTTCATAGAACCCAAGGGCGACATTTTTCTTTATTGTATCGTTCAGCGACATTGGCTCAAATTGTCCTGATACTTCTTTACGAAGTTCCATAAGAAGAAGTCGTGCCGCAAGGTATTGGTAGTTCGGTGTTCGGACGTCGATCAAGTCAGCTGCCGATTTAGTTGTTAATTTATGTAAGTCGGATGTTTTCATCCCGTCGTAGAATTGTAGGGATGCATTGAGCTCCACTTCGGAGACACTTACGTTCGCAAGTCCCTCTGCCGCCCACATATTCATCTGGTGATATTTCTCCAGATCCAACGGCTCTACACGGCCGTCTCTTTTTGTAACGTTCATCCATATCCTTTAATTGTTTAGTCATATACACATTATAATATATCAACCTATTTTTTTCCTTAAATTGATAGATGCACTGTGTAATGTAGCGGGATTATTTATTGGAGTTCGACCCGAGTGGGTAGGAAGGATTAGGAAATATTATACAAAGTATTCTGTGTTTTCTCTGTAGAATTTGTCCCTTTCGTACTTTTGTATAAAGTAGATTGCTGTTGCCAGTGGAACCGCTATAGGCCAGATTAGTATGTTGAACTCGGCCAACACATCGAGAAGATAAATCTTAAATGACATTTTGTGTTCGCAGTATTTAATCTTTTCTTCAGGGACAAGATTATCTATTCTAATGTTGCCCCAAAAATTTATGTTTCGGTAGATCATCGGGCGGTATTCATCGCCCCAAAAGGAACTGCGATCCCATGCGATAGTGGGCCCCACCTGTTCGATATTAACTGCCTGTGGTTTTATTGACATCTGCCGCCCTTACAATATTTTCAGTACGGCTGCCGTACTCATTCCACCAAGTTACCTCAGTGTATGTTTCTATTAGGAATTTATCTCCACCCGCCAAATCTAGTGCTTCGTCATTAGTTATCGTAAACGTTTTCAAGATCATCCTATTGTTCGAATCTATCAAGTGTAAGATAAGGTCCCTGTTCTCCTTGAGCAACGCATACTCCCCTATTTCCTGATACTTCTTTTCGCTCACGCTGGGCACAACTCGATCCATTTTGTACACATTCGCGATCAGGAAGAACGTCAACGAGGTATAAAACACCACACCAGCTGCGATTTTCGCAGCCGTCCCATCTGTGGTCCATAGTGTACTGACCAAGGTAAGCCCTAACAAAATACCCGAGATGACTATATTAAAGGGGATTAAAAGTACCACCGCGATGAAACTCAGTTGAAACCCGATTGCTACCGGGTGGTGTCGAAGCGCCATCAAGAACGCATTTGATCTCCATGTCATTTATTTTCCTTAACCAAGATTATCAGGATCAATCTGTCCCGACTTCATATGAAATTTAACATGTAACCAGTTAAAAAACCTGCGTAGTAAGTAATTTCGGAAAAAACTGATAACAGTAAACCAAACAGCGATAACTGTATTTTGAGTTACCCCGAAATCCACTCCGTAAATACCAAAGATGATTGGCTGAAAGATAAAGATACTGGTCACCAGCCCCACTACTATTCCAGCAGTTATTTCAATAAATGTCCATTTGTGACTCTGCATTATCTTCCATCCAATTCGTCCAGTAGCTCTTGGTTGAACTTCTGTGCGTTTAGCGAGTCTGAAATACGAGAAAGATTAACAAACGCGGGCGGCGCTTTCAGTAAACGTGTCACCAGCGCTTTACTCAGCTCAATCTTATATAAGAGTGCCTCTTTGTACCCCATATCAGCCAGAACCTTCAGGTCGGCTCCATACAAGTACAAACCACGAGGCAAGTTGTTTTTAGTCCAGTACGCCAGGTCGCCTACTGTGGTCATCACTTGACCATTAATATCAAAATAAATAAGTTGTTCGTCCATATTTCTCCTTTATTTGACGAATGCCGAGATATCGATTCTACATGCCTGCTTGAAGTCATTATTAGACTTCGCCGCGTCTCTTCTACGCTTTTCGAGCTGCTCTTTTTCGTACTTGAATTGTGCCTTTTCTTCGTCTATCTCCTGTGTCAGGGCACGATCTATAGAAAGGGATACGATTTCGTAGGCATCTTCTGCTGGTTTCCCCTCGGCTACTAACACCTGGAAATTTGATACAAGGTATCTGCCGAGTGATTTGTTTAAAAGCCATGACGCTGCATCATACAGGTCTTGTTTCATGTCGTCTGTTGTGCGTGGTTTCATCGTTTTCCTTCTTCTTTATATAATATATTATACTATATTTTAACTGAAGGAAACGTAAATAGAAGCGGTTTAAAAAGTTTTAGTGGAGAAGTTTCTAAAATCATCTTGAGATATATGGCCTAGGTACTTAAAGCCCATTTTCTCGATTTGGTATTGCGCCATGCTCTGGTCGTATTTGAACCTACCCGATTCGATAGAATATACACCGAGAATTTTAAATTGGTTCATAATGATCTCATCGTATGTTCCTATCTTGCGGTAAGGATCGGCTAGAATTTCTTTTGTTATATTTGCATACATTGTATTTGTCATGAGGGAGGTAACGTTGTCAATGTATAGCTTAATAACTTCTGATTTCTGTTTACCAGTTAATTCATTAAAAAGAGAAACGTATTTACTACTGTCAAACAGGTACTTCCGAAAATCCTGGTCTATTTTACCGGTCATTTCAAGCATCAAGTCGATAACCTTTTTATTCATTGCTTCTTGTAAAAAATTAGATTTCGTATGTCCTCTGGAATTGATCCACCGGCGTCCCTGGGGATCGGGATGGGAAAAGATATCAAAATCAAAGTCAATGACACTGTTTCCCTCGAGCTTGACTACCACCTCGGGTAGCAAAGAAATAGATCCTATAAGACTCCCGAGCCCCCTAGTAAACGTCGAAATTTGCTTCTTTGACTTAGACAGTTTTTTCATGTTGCCCAGAAATTCCATATTGGTGGCGTGGAACGCACTGGTTTGTCGACCATATCCTAGAGTTTTGGTGATGCGGTCTGTAAGTGGTATGCGTGATGCTGCCATCATCAAAATTATGTCTTTGTGGTAGCTAGCCTGCTCTGTTATGTAGTGTCTAAAACGCATAGTCTGCCTCCTACCCCATATTCATTTTGGTATACTTTTCAAGTTCTTTGAATAGCTCTTTGGAATCGCGCATTATTTCGATGGATTGAAAGTCCAGGATATCCCCATACGGCCGTTCAACTTCTCTGGTTGTCATAAGTTTAACTATTTTAAAATCGTATCCGAGAACCTCGCTGTAATTTGACGTAGTCTGGCTTGCCAGCGACAGGAGAGTACCCCTAGATCGAGATATGACTTTCCCTGCAACGTCTATATACTTTTGTATAATAGCGGCTTTATCTTTATTTGATATTTCCTCATAATCGTATACAGCCGACAATAAATCCCACAGTTCCGGATTTTCGGACTTAAACTTGCTTTGTATCTCCCCGGATATCTTAGTCAAAGAATTTTTAAGAGGTACGTTCGTGATTTCCATAATATTGATCCACCTCCGACCCTGCGAATCATAATATGAGTAATTGTCCTCAGGAGTCCGAAAAGCGACTTTACCCTTTAACACGGCAACAATCGGTATCTCGAGGTCGATGCCTTCGGCACCCCATAATATACTGTAACCATCCCATTGATCGAAACACGAAATTGTTTTACGAGTACCCTGCATCCTCTGCAGCGTATGTATCTTGAGGAGCTCGAGTGTATGGAAATAATATCGGGTTTTCGTTCCAAACACCCTCTCGAATGCTTTTGGCGAAATGGGGATGTGCCCCTGGTATATTTTGGATAGAATTTCACTACTTCCTTTTTCCGTGAGCAATTCCCTAAACATTTATATCCTTATATCCACTATACCCATTTAATGCCGGTAATTTCCCAGCCGTAGCCAATAGCCCATTCGATTATTTCTATAATAGAAACATATGAACCCGTGTACTTACGTTTAGGTTTGGTCCAAACCTGGTTATCGATATTATTATTGTCTCTGACCAGCTCGCTAAACATCCACGAGGATCTATTTTTTGTTGCCTTGTAGTGGAAACGTTCTTTTCCGTTGACATAGATGATGGCCTCTTTTTCATTCCAGTGCTGCTCCCGGAACTTCTCATCCATCTTAAATTTCGCTTCGGTCAAGAACATTTCACTGAACATTATATGCGACCGCCAAGTTTAGAACTGTTGAAGAGCTTTTCTATTTTCTTGATAATTTCACGCTCTTTAGCCACATCAATCCACAGGCCTTTAACCTCTTCGTCCGTGAGGAGGTCTAGCTCATAGTACAGCTTGCGAGTATATGCCTTCATCGCATCGGCCATATCGTAATATGCGTCCTTCATGATTTTGAAGTCTGCGTGCTTAGATTCTTCTAAAGTCTCTTGTTCTGTGCTGAATAGCTCAGTAAATTTTTCCATTTTTTCCCTTTTTTCCATTTTTTCCATTTTTTCCATTACCTCCACTCCAAATCATATACTGGTTGGTCCCAGTACGTGAGGTATAAGTTCACGATGATATCGTCGTTGTATTTGATTGATTCATCTGGGTTTTGATACTGGTCCGCATCTTCATTGTAGGTGGCTTTGATTTTTCTCTTTTTCTTAAGCCATTTGTATACTTCGACTTTATAATCGTCAAGTGTTTTTGATTCAGTTATGATGTGCCTGAATGTGTTTCCCATGGGAAGACCCTTGTTTTATATTATTTAAACTATTTATATTACAAGCCAAAGGGCCTGGTAGAAATATTAATCGACAGTAAATTTGATTTTCATCAGCGATGAAAATGCGGCTGCAAACTTTTTGGCATTACCGTTAGATACAATCCAGGCTTGTACGCCCGCATCAGACATATAATTTGCTTGGTCTTTGAATCCCCCTCTTGTGAGACCCACATCTGCCATCATCTGCCGCGTGACGGCGTAAGCAAGGTCTATATTCGCTATCATTATACCCTTCTGGTTGTATGCGTGGCCCAATTCACCGTCAGCCCGGATAGGTAGATATTTTGTATTACCCATCGAATCTTTATGGACTAGCGTGAATAGTGTTTTTGATTCATTCAATGACTCAATGTGTTCCCTGTGTTCCCTGTGTTCCCTGTGTTCCCTCAACGCATTTTCAAAGTACTCTTTATATCCCTCGTTTATACCAGCCATATTCTTAAAGATACTGGTGATATACGCATAGTCTTCCGCGTGTCCTTCTTCTGCAGCAGCGGCTTTTGCCTCTTTCCACTTTTTCTCGAGCTCTGCAATGCTCTTACCTGTCTCTTTTGCTACTTTTTTAATATATGGTGTTGGCATGTTTTATCCTATGTTAAGTTTGTTAATGAATTTTTGAACATCGCGGTTCGCCTTGATTTCTGCATCAGTTACACCAGCAAGCTCTCTGAGGTCCCCGCTTTCACCTTCACTGAATGTAGGATCGTGTCCATTACAAACAACGGCCGATTCAAATAATTCACAGAATTTTATAGTTTAGCCCCGATATCAGATTTAACAATTAGCTTCTTGATTTCAGAAAAAATCTTGATTTCGTTTTTGATATTGATGCCGAGTTTCTTTGCATCTTGCGCCGGCATGGCCTTGAGCTGCTCGATGACGTCATCTGATGTCCAGGCCCCATCGGATACCTTGTAGTATAGTTTTCGTAGATCTTCTAGGTCGAACGCGGTAGCCTCTTCCATTGCCCCGATGTATCCTGTCAATACATCCTTAGCCCATTTATACGACATCCCTTTTTTCGCTGCTGCTTTATCGACTTTTACGAAAAATAATGCATTACTAATTAGAACGTTTTTCTCATCATCCGGAACATCATAAGCGTCAATCATCTTGAGCGCATCGCTCAAGGTCATTCCTTTTTTTGCCGCTCGCCTTAAGTCTTGGGTAAGGCCGTAGACGCTGTTGTCAGTAGACTCCGTAAAAATTTTATGAAACATAGTCAATTCCCTTTATTTCGAATACACTTTCACATATTCCTCGTAGAATGGCCAAACACACTTCGGTGTGTTTTCTTTGAAGTATTTATAGTCGTCGAGGTTTGCAATAATTTTCGTTGCACTGATATCGTCATCCGTTCTCGGTGTTTCTACAACATGCATACCTCTGTTTTTCGATAACATTTTTGAATAACTTTCAACACGGTCGGACCCTGCCAGGACAAAGTTGATGTTGTTATGTGTTTTATTCATAATGGTAAACAGGTTCCCAGTGCTTGCGTTGATGATTTCAATACCAGGAAAACAGGCTTCTAAGATTTTGTTCCGGAGTTCCTTGGTACCCTTAGTTTCTTTGCTAGATACAAGAGCAACTGTCACTGTATCATATTTAACGGTAGCCTCTTTAATAATATTGTAGTGTGCTTTTGTGAGAACCCGCATTTTACCTAGGAACAACGCGCCCTGATTACCCGGCATCGTTTTAGTCAGCACCATTCTTGCGGTTAGCTGGATATCCTCTTTTACTTGGTCTTCCGTTTTTTTGATATGTGTAAACGGGACGTTGTATGTTTTAAGTTTTCTTGCAACTTCTCGTAGTGCAGGCTGAAGGTCCCCTTCTTTAATGTCGGCGATAATCTCGTCCACTGATTTGTTTACCTTTTTCCAGTAGTCATCTTCGTACGACATATCACCACGATATTTATCTTTGATTGTGGCACGAGCAGCCTGGTCGACTTGATACTCTTGCTGGAATTTGATGATAACATCACCATACTTGATGACAACTCCTTCTTCTTTTCCCCCGTACTTGGACTCTACGTCTAGGAACAGCTGGGAAATACCCTGGATAATGGCATCTTGGTCATCCCAATTTATATCGGATGAACGATACAAGCTGTTCAGTTCTTTATCAACAATACCCTGAGCAAAATCTTTCTTATTGCCAAGCACGCCTTTAAATAAAACTGCCGGCGTATCTAGGTTCATTTCCTTAGCATAAAGGTCTCGTTTTGAAGTATCGAACCCTTGGGGTTTCGTTATGAGTTTACCTTGTTTGGTGGACCACGTGGATTTTGTATGGCCGATTAAAACCATGCCGTGCTTCTTGGTGTAGGATGAAGATAATGTGGGCTTAGACATCAAGAATTCAACAAATAATTCAGTACCTACCGGTATATTATTTTTTCTTAATTTAAACAGGTGGTCCCACACAAACGAGAATTGTGCGTTATTGATAGAGTTTTTCTTGATAATGGCTTTCGGGATAAATGTATGTTCGTCACTAAACATCATGTTGCCCTTGTAGGCGACAATCCAGTCCTCTTCTGCCCTGCCGGTATTTGCTTGTTTTACTAACGTAAGTTTGGTTCCGTCAGTTTTATGCTCGACTACGACGTTGGATGTTAAGAAGGCACTCTTTTTCTCATCTGACGAAAGGTACTTGTTTCCATTTTGGATAGAAATATCCAGTTGCCCCTTTGATTCGCTGATGTACTGCTTGAATGAACCTAGTTTGCCCACTTATTTTCCCTTTGTATTTTTATGGTATATTATAACCTGATTTTACTGAATAAAACGTTAAAGTTCTTCGTCTTCATCTTCTGGATGAGTAACAGGAGAAACCATGAAACCAACGACAGGTTGGTCCGTTCCGGCTGTATCGAATTTTCTAAGGTCTAGTCGGTATTCAGAATCTCCCACAGTGATGTCATAAGTCTTGGTGACTTGACCCATGTCCATGTTTTCAATGTGTTTGAACGAATACATATCCCCGCCGTACTTGTTCTTTAACCATGTGGTGGCATCTTTGATTGCTTTTGCCACGTCGAACTCGCCCTCGTCGATACGAGAGCGGTATTGCTTAAATGATGTCATGATAATCCTTAGCAGATTTTTATTTATTTATAATGGTTCGGCTTAATACAGTTTAGCAAAAGGACCAAAAACAGCACCCTTCTTCTGAGATAAGAACAACATACTGGTGATAAGATCGGATATCTTATCAGGCGATAACGAGAACAACTGGCCCATAAAGTCTATCTGCATAAGCTTAGACATCGCGATCGTCGGGTCTCCATTAAACCCACTAACCATATTTTCGTAGAACTCCGTCTTGTTAATTGACGTCTCAGCATGGGGTTCCATTCTGACATACTGGTCGTAGAACTTAGTCTTCTGCTTTTCGAAATCTGCCGTTGTCTTCGGGTACATTTTGTGGCTGTTGTTCAGTGATAATCCATAGTCATCCATCAGCGAGGAAAGCATGTCAAGGGGAACTTTACCCATCCTAGCCGCGCCCGCGCCCTTTGCAGTAGCTTCAAATTTCAAGTTAGAAATACCTTTGGTATTTTGGCGGACTTGCATTACAGCATAAATTGAGTTTTTATCCGAAATGGTTATAACAGTATCGGTAGTTTTGAATTTACCCCCACTCACAGAGATGTGAGATTTAACTGCGCTAATATGATACTTGAAATCCGATTTAAACCCCTTTTCATTAAGGTTGACCTCCTCCCATCTGGCAGTCTTACCTGACATTTTTTTGAGAGAGATTCCCACTACTTCGTTTCTCCAGTACATTTCACGCAATACGGCATTAAATTGAGAGATAGGCCCGTCTGCAGCGCTTATGAGGATTTTTTTGTTCTTCTCGAGATTATTGACTAGCCAGATATCAGCAGGATTCCACGAGTCTTTCTTCGATATGCCATACTTGGCTTTCACCAGATCAGTGATAAAGTCCATGAATCCCCCGTCCCTGGAAAAGTGGGTAAACTTAACCCGACCTAATTCAGCACACGTCTTCTTCTGCTGCTCGAAGAATGTATCCATCCAGTCAGAATCAACCTTAGGATACAGGTTAACTATTTCATCAGTGCAATCTTTTAAGAATTTCTTTTTGTCTTTGTATCCGCCGACTTTCAGCCCCATCTCGATTGCGTAAAGAGAGCATCTCTCCTGCATTGCAGTTGTCTTGGCGTCAATCTGGCCCCCACCCATACCGGAATAAGGAGACTTATCGATTTCGGACCATTTGTATAGGTTGCCCGTTTTGGAGTCCTCAAAAATAGGAGCGTACCCGCTTCCGAGTTTCAAGAGTTTTTCAACACCATTCTGACTCCCCTTTTCTATCTCTTTGAGGAGTTTCTTCACTGGGTCGTTCTGCTTGATAACGATTTTCTTAGCGCCTATTTTAACAGGGTTTTTTGACATAATGTCTTTTGCTAAAAGATTAAGATATGGTTTACCGAATGAGTATTCGCTCTTTCCAAAATTAGCCATTTATTCCCCTGTGAATTTTCCTCGGAAACCAGTTGGAGTGGATTCTGATACTTTCATTTTACCATAACTTTTGTAATATTCATCTGCAATTGATGTATAATCGGGCAAATAGCTGAACCTTTTTCTCATAAGGTTCAACATCCCGGATTTAATCTCAAAGTCAAGAGCTGGGTTACCTCTTTCAAGGCCCTGTGCTCCTTTGCCGATGGTTCTTTCTATCATGCGATCATATGTGTTTTTGATCGATTTCTTATCCAGGTGCTTCTGCATAAGGTCTAATAAGCCGACAAAACTCCACATTTTCTTAATATCAGAACTCGTGTGTTTCGCATTAAAGAATACTTCAAAAATGGACTCTAGGCTTTGTGTATAGTTAGAGTCCTTTGTTTTCTTCTCAATGAACACATCTTTTCCGTCAATCTGCCAATCTTGCTTCTCAAAGGCAGTACGGAGTCCATGGTCGACGCTGAATTTCAGGTTAGTCAGTTTGGTGTATGGTTGGCCGCCTTTAATACGAATCTTGTAGTTACTTTCTGTGCTTTTATCGGATACGACGAAGATGTCCTCACGCATAGAAGCACCCCCGGCAATTGAGATCAATAAGTATTTGTGGGCGACACCTTTTTGACCGGCTTTCAAGTCCTCGAACGAGCTACTGTGTGCAAACTTAGCGAATTCGTCTGGCGCCCCTTCAGGAGAGACATTAAGCATCTCAAAGTCAACCTGAGCAGGAACCCTGTACCCATTTTTGAACGTCATCATGAAAACAGAGTTAATCTGATTTGCTAGTTTGTCGTAACTGCCACGGTTGTTACCCATGTACTCGACGCCAGGAACAATCTCTTTGCCCTCTACTGTCTTAAGAAGTCTCCAAAGATCTGCTGCCTTATTTTTGTCTATGATAACATCGATATCACCAGAGTGGGTCTTATGCGCCATGATTTCATCATCCGTGTAGTCGTCGCTGAAAATGAAACTGGTGGAACCATTAAACATAACGCCGTTATCCAATAGTTTTTCGTCGACCCAAAGAAACTCGCCAAATTTAGACTTAAACATCTTATTCAGTTTCTTGAACATTTTAATCGAGTTTTCACGGAACTCTTTGCGAGTTGAACGAGTCATATCAATCTTTTGGGCCTCTAACGGTTTTCCTCCAACATCGATAGTAAGGTTACCACCTTCGTTCATGTTTTTCTTTTTGAAATCTTTGAAACTCACATTATAACCTTGTATTCAGTATTTTTTCACGTTGTTTTTTAAGCGCATCAACTTGTGCCCAAAACATTTTTTCTTCGGATAGATCCGCGTCTGTTGGAATATTTTTCAGGAGCTTATCGATTTCTTTGTTGATTTTGCTGGCCGCTTTGAGTCGGGCTATATGGTTTTCATCAAGCGCATCGAAGAAGTACTGTTTTAATTCTGATTGGCTCATAACATCCCCCATCTTTAAGTGTTATATTTATAACCAGTTGAATGACCTCACAAGCTCAAATGCTTCGGCGCGGTTCATGCCGGTCTTCATCCCGTGATACTCAGCCATCATTCGCAGGCCATGGGCGCTTCTGGGGTGTGGTGTTTTTCGAACCTCTGTCACATAACACCCAAGTGATTGTACTTTTTGTTCGATGGAATCACTTATCTCGAAAAATACATTGGGGCTGAATTTTATTGGATAATTCCACTCAGAGCTAGATGGTACCTCATATGCGTAGACATGTTTAACATTGGATGCATATGGTCTAGTTGCTACCAGCGTTGCATCTGCAACGACCCGGTGGTCTAGGTTCAAATCATTGCCTGAATGGGTGAATACTATAGAAGGATTAACCCGGGACAGCACCTGCGATATCTCATCCGCGAACCAAGACCGCTCATACATATCAAATCGTTGGTCGTCGAAGTGCTTCATTGTGATATTTTTACTTGGTATCCCAATTACTCCGGCCGCCTTGACCGCATAAGTTGGATTACTCCGGTTTCTTCCGCCGCTCAGTATCAGAACATGGGCTTCTGCCCCCTTTTTGATCATCTCTGATACAGTACCGTAACAAAACACTTCGTCATCTGGGTGTGCTGCTATGATTAATATAGATTCATTGCCATCGGATGGTTGCATATTTGGACATCTCCGTTTTCAAATAATTCATGGATTTTATCGAAGTCGACAGGAGTAAATCCGTTCAAATCAGCGGATACATTGAATCTCCAGCCGCCCCGAGCATCTACGTGTTGGTGACCGTGGATAAGCTTATTACATTTTGATTTCGCAAAAATAGAATCCAGTTCTCGTTCTGCAGGCTTAATCCAGTCCTCCTGGACGGTTAAATCCAGCGGATAGTGACAGATAAAATATGGACCAATCTCGAGATAATCGTACACCGCAGAAAATCCCATCTGAATATATGCCTTGTTTTTCAGGTGGTCATGATTCCCGCGGACTAAAATATGCGTCCCGTTTAGAGAATCGAATGTTTCTTTTAGCCACTCTTTGCGGCCTTTTATCCCAGCACTGAAATCACCGACATGAATTACCAGATCGTCAGGTGAAACCACGTTGTTGTGATTTTCAACCATCGCATCCCGCATTTCGTATTCATCTTTGAAACCGCGTGCGCAGTACTTGATTATATTCTTATGTCCATAGTGTTCGTCAGATATAAACCAGACCTTTCTTGCGTTTTTAATTGTTGTCTCTAACATCTTTTACCCGGATACCGTCGATCCTGTTACTTGTGGTCATGAGGTATTTTTCTTCACCTTCTGTAATGATCATATTCATATCAAAAGCATTTTGGGGCGGAAAGAAAACCTGCATGCCGACTTCGACTTCTTTCGCGTCTGGTCCCTTTGATACAATAACACCTGTTGATGGCCTGTCGGTTATCGGAGACATTGCCGCATCCGGGATGATAATGCCGGTAGCAGTTACCTTTTTAGTTTCGTCTGGGGTATACTTGATAACAATAACGTTTGATTGAGGAGCAAACTCGTACCATTGGATATACCCATTACTTGAATTTGATAACATTTATTTCCTTATTTTGTAATATCACATTATATAAAGGTAATCTGAATACAGTCTTATAAATAATCAAAATATAACGAGGAAAATAAATGGCAAGTTTTAAAATTAAAAGAGGTATTGAAAGCAGTGCCAATACATCTAACATTCTACCATACGAGCTAGGTTGGGCTACAGATAACGGGGGATACCTTCTTATCAACAACAATGCAACTGTTATGCGTATTCGCGCAGGTTTCGCCGACTCAGCCACAAACGCCACAAACGCCACA